CTATTATGTAGCACCTATGTTTATGTCTAAAGAATTTACGCCATTTGAAGGCACTATTATGTCTATTGACCCTTCAGGTCGTGGAAAAGACAAAACAGCGTATGCGGTGCTTAAAATGCTCCATGGAGTGCTATATTTAACAGCCGTAGGTTCGTTAGATGGTGGTTACTCAGAGGACACTTTGTATAGATTGTCTAACATAGCTAAGAAACATGATGTTAATTATGTTGTTATAGAGTCTAACTTTGGTGACGGTATGGCTACTGCACTACTAAAACCTATAATGGCTAAAATACACCCATGTGAAGTAGAGGAAGTAAGACACAATATACAAAAAGAAAAACGTATAATTGATACATTAGAGCCAATTATGAATAATCACAGGCTCGTAGTAGATGATTTACTTATAAAAGAAGACTTTAAATTAGAACCAGACCATCAGTTGTTTAGACAAATGACTAGATTGACTAGGGACAAAGGAGCTCTTAGACATGATGACCAGATTGATGCTGTGGCTATTGCCGCTAATGCTTGGGTTGAACGTATGGACAGAGACCAAATCCTATCCTACAATCAACATAGAGAAGAGTTATTGGACAGAGAGCTTGAACAGTTTATGGAAAACACAATCGGAAGAGAAATACAAAAGGACAGATTTATATAACATGGAACAAAAGAATTTTAATATTAATTGGAAGTTTATTTCTGAAAAAGAAGGCGGACAATGGACTAATGGTTATGTACCTAGTGAAAACTCAGGTGTAACTATAGCTACTGGTTTTGATTTAAAAATGCAAAATAGAGAACAGTTAGAAAGAATGGGTTTACCAGAAGGTCTAATTAATAAACTTATTATATTTACAGGGATTAAAGGGTCAGAAGCGTCAGATAAAGCTAAAGATTTACAAATAACTACTGAAGAAGCTAATCTTATAGATAGACAGTCTAAAATATGGTATGCAAATAAAATTGCTGAAAAATATTTTGAAGTATCTAATGGTAAAAATTTTAAAGATTTATCTGAAGCACAGCAGACTGTAATAGCTTCTGTGGGTTTTAATCATGGAGTTAGTTTTACACGTAAAGATGGTAGTCAAATGGACTTTATAAAACAAGCCGCAGAGGGTGATTGGACAGCTATGGTGGCTAATTTAAGAAACTTTGGTGATAATCCCATACTTAAACCAAGAAGATTAGATGAAGCAGACTATTTAGAAAAATCATTAAAAGATAAACCAATATCTCCTGCTTTTAACGTGTCTCCCTAATATTTATTGCAAAAATTTGAATAGGTATACCGCAGTAGCGGCGGCGGATTTTCCCCATAGGGGTCAAAATGTACGCTGTGGGCGGTCAAAAATGTAGTAAAAAGCCACAAAAAAACGGACATTATATCCGTTATGTGTCACACATTGCGGCGGCTCTAGGTTTTTTATATTTTGCCTTGCCTCAGTGCTTGTCTGTTTTTTTAGTTTTGAGTAATTAATAGATAAGTTCCCGTATAAGATAGAATGAAGGGTTACACTCTATAGATAGTAAGTAGTAACTCATCATTCATAACACCAACACACTAACAAGATAAGAAGACAACACATGAGCAGATTGAAGCTGTTGACTATAGTCACATTGGTTGGCTATTGGTTGACTCTGATTGGTTGCACTGCAATTAATTATTTATGATTATTAACTATTTATTTAAATATTTATTTATTCCATATATTTTAGTTATATTATATGCCGCTAGTCTTGGGCGTGACTCAGTGCCTTCAATATTATTAAAAGAGTATTTTATATTTATGATACTATTAATGATATATGATTTCTTTAAATTGGCTATCCTGCCAAAATTCCACAAATAACAATTTAAGCCATGCAATACGTGCATATCTGTTATGCAATAATAGCATTATTAATTATATCCGTTTCTGCTATTGTGTTTTTATGTTCAATTTTTTAGTTTTATTCCAAGTGCTAACGGCGGTGACAGAGCCTAAGCTAATAATCTAAAAAGTTTCTGACAGGCTCAGCCTCATAGAGCCCACGAGTCGGACACCGCAACAGGTAGCCTTCAGGTTATGGAGTCGGTCTAGTGCTTCAGCGTCATTGCTTTTAGCCAGTACAAACAAAACAATGTTTGTCTCATAATATTTATTATGACTGATGAGCTCCAGTAGAGCGAAACAAACACACGGAGTCTTATATATATGAGAATACCGCACAAAGTCCAAAAGATTCAGGCTGAGGCTACACTGGCTAAATTTAAAGACAGTCAGGCTAAGGCTGAGCATTTTGAGGCTTATAATAAAGAGACTGACAGAGCTAAAAAAATTAAGATGTTAGCTAAGGCAGTTGAAGAGGGTTGGATATAAGGTGTATCAATCCAAGCGTTATTGGGACAATATCAAACTTATTAAAGTTGATGACCTTGAACCGCTTGAAATTGTACCATTAGAAGACCAACACAAACAAGCTAAAGAATTAGAGCAGGAAGACAAGCTCATTCTTTGGCGGCTCAAATATCAATCAAATTAAAATTGTGGGCGGTTGCATTTTTTGCCGCCCTCAGTTATACTTTATATAAACTAACAAACAAACGGAGTATATTATGCAAGTTACACAAATGCACAGCCCTAAAAGCTACAACCCAGTTGCGAACCAGTACGAAATTTATGACAATTTTGGAAATAGATTTTTTCAATCTTATCGTTCTCTGATTGCTAAAATCACCGCTTCAGGTCAAGTCTTCTTAGATAAAAACTATTGGGACTATTCACGGACTACAGGCAAATATAGAAATATATTTTTGTCTGAGTCTATAGCTGAAACTAAAAAGCGTATAAAATCTGGTGAGTATAAACTGGTAGATTTACAAAATCAGCTTAAATCACTTGAAGAGCCTGAGTTAAAGGCTAAGTATTTTGACAAGTGGAAGCAGGAAGAGGCTGAAGAGCAGGAAGCCTTTAGAAATAAGCGTTATGCTGAGAGGCTAAGAGTCAACGGCTTCAGAGATTAATAATAATAAACACACAGAGCGAAACAGGGCGGAACTTGCCGCCTTGTCTCAGGGTCACGCCCTGACTGATGAGCTCAATAATTAGCCTTGGACACTATGCGAGTTATTCGTTAATAACTCAGGTGGTGGCTTCCTGAGTGGGTCGTGCTTTGCACTCTATTCAGCTTGTATATATTTATTTATATATAATTAATATAGATAGTGACTATATCGGAGACAGGCGGAAGATTAACACAGACAATTCCGCCTACTCCACCATTTATATGGAGCTTAGCTTTGAGCTGAGCTTTTATTATTAACAAACTAACAACACGGAGCTGAGCTTATGTATATGAGCCTTGAAAAACTAAAGATAACTGAAGTAGAAGTTGAAAACGGCAAGTGGGTCGGCGGTAAGTTTAAAGACCATAAAACGCCAAAAGAAAAACACAAAGTTGTATTTGAAGATAGTTATACAAACTTAATTGATATTGTGTCAGAGCTAAGACACGCCGCAGAGCGTAGTTCACACAATAAAATTTTAGTTAGCTTTGAAGTTAATGCGGAGTATTAATTATATGAGATACTCTTATAACTGCAATGATGGACTAAACACTGACAAAAGCACTGCTCACATAGAGGCTATGTCATATAAAAAAATGTTAAAAATACTGCCTTCAAAATATCCTGAAGGTACTATTGTTAATGTTAGCTATACAAATAAAAAGAAAAAACTCATAGTTAGAGATGTTAAAGTAGGTTCTAATGATTGAGATATTTGTAGATGCACCAATGGAGCTCAAGGTTTTAATCTTGGGCTCTATTTTTTTGATACTAAAAGAAATACTAACGGAGCTTAGCAATGGCAAAAACAAAAATAACATGGACAATTAAGTCTAAAATAATTAACTTTTTACTGACAACACAATATCGTAAAGAGTATGATTGCATGACACCTGCACAAGTAGCTCACAAATCGGCAACATTAATTGAGAAGATATTTGACTCTGAGTTGCCGCCTGTGTTAGCTTTATCTAATGAGTTACAAAAAACCACAAGAGAGGATTAATGAAAACTATAAGACAAATAAAAGACTCACTATCTTGGGAAAAGTCACAAGACAGTAGAGCTGAGCTTTGCTTAGATTTTTTTGGAGCTGAGCTAAACCCTAATGATATACACGAAGAGGACATTGAAGATTTAACGTCACATCTGAAAACACGTGGTATCAAGGGCTCAACAATCAATAGGTATCTTGCAAGTGTAAGTAAGATATTAAAATATGCTTATCAAAGACCTAACGTGTACCAGATGAATAGAGTACCGCACATTGTATGGCAGGAAGAGTCTAAGGCTAGACTTAGATTTATGACACCAGAAGAAGAGCGTACTATGATTAAGATATTAGGCAACAGTCCATATCTTAGTCTATTTTTATTTTTGTTAGATACAGGCGTTAGACTCGGTGAGGCTTTGTCATTTAAAAAAGATGCTATACAAAAATTAGACAATAGATTTTTTGTTATTTTGTATGCAGATGAGACTAAAAATAACACAACTAGAAGCGTACCTTTAACTAAGCGTTGTGTTGCTATTGTTAATAAAGTAGGTGATTTTAGTCATTTAGATTATGCAATGGCTGAGCGTGTGTGGCAAAAGTTGCGTAAAGAGATGGGATTAGCTAGTGATAAACAATTTGTTATACACTGTTTACGTCACACGTGTGCTTCAAGATTAGCTCAATCAGGTAAAGTAGAGTTACACTTTATCAAAGAGTGGTTGGGTCATAAGTCTTACAACATGACACTTAGATATGCACATCTAATGCCTAAAAACCTAATAAAAGCTGTCAACATACTAGAGGACTACTAGATAAGTACCCATAGTAGATAGCACAATTTAACACATAAACTAATAGGAGTTACATTGACCAAGATACTACATATAATGCCAACATTCCCTGACCAAGAAGCCAACGAAAAAGAGATGGCGGTCAAAGGGACAACAAGAACCAACAAAAGACTTCATTCTCATATTGAGCGTGAAGAAGAGAGTGTTACCAGTTACGGTAAAGTAATGGTAGCCAATACTATCAGACCCTTAGCAATGGGTATTGGTGAGTGGATTAAAAACACATCAGAGCGTACAGTAAGTAAGCCACCAATAGCCTTCACGAAACTATGTGAAGTTGAGCCTGAGATATTGGCACTAATCACTGGTAAACATATCATAAATACAATCACACAATATAAACCATTAACTGCTACATGTATTAGTTTGGGTGGTAAAGTTGAGACTGAGATTGCACTAAAGAATTTCAGACATTTAAACCCAGAGTTATATGACACAGTTAAGCAAGACTTAGACAAAAGGTCTTGGAATTATACCTACAAGCGTAGAAAATTAAGAGAGAGCTCAAAACGTGATAACATCATGGCTTGGGAAGAGTGGACTACGCCTACTAAATTACATGTAGGACTTAGATTAGTAGAGTTGATGATACAACATACTGGTTTAATTGAAATAGGTGTGGAAACAATCAAACATAAAAAAGCAAAGATAATAAAACAAACTGCTACAACTAGAGAATGGATTAGAAATAGAAACTCTTTTAATGAGTTAATGAATCCTGATTACATGATGACTGTAATGCCACCAAAAATGTGGTCTACAGTTCATGGTGGTGGTTATTGGACTAAGGAGCTCCCAGAGCTTGACTTAGTTAAACAAAAAAACAAATTGTTTGCACGTGAATTAGCAAACTTTGAAATGCCTAAAGTATACAGGGCGGTAAACGCTATGCAGTCAACCGCATTTAAAATAAACAATTACATTTTAGGCGTTATGGCAGAGGCTTGGGATAGAGGACTTGCTATCGGTGGTATGCCACCAATTAAAAATCTTGAAGTTCCAAACAAGCCTCTTGACATAAAAGAAAACAAAGAGTCAAGAAGACAGTGGAAGAAGGAAGCAGTAATAGTGCACACAGAAAATGCACGTATGTTTTCTAAAAGAATGTTGTATGCAAAAATATTGTATCTAGGTAATAAATTTAAAACTTATGCTACAGTATACTTTCCATTACAATTTGATTTTAGAGGTAGAGCGTATGCCGTTCCTGCATTTCTTAACTATCAATCTATCAATGGTGCTAAAGCATTGTTGTCGTTTGCACATGGTAAAGCTATCACTAAAGAAAACAATGGTGATTTTTGGTTAGCCGTTCACGGTGCTAATATGTATGGCAATGATAAAATATCATTTGAAGACAGAGTCCAGTGGGTTAAAGATAATGAAGACTGGATATTAGAATGTGTAGAAGACCCATTTACAAATAGACAGTGGGAAGACGCAAGTAATGCTTTTCAATTTTTAGCGTGGGCTGAAGAGTGGAAAAGATTTAAAGCTGAAGGCTATGGCTTTGTGTCTAACATTGTAGTGAATGTTGATGGTTCTTGTAATGGCTTACAGATATACTCACTAATGCTTAGAGATAAAAAAGCAGGTGCGTTAGTAAACTTGTTACCTAGTGATAAACCAAAAGACATTTATCAATTAGTTGCAAATTCTGTAATAGAAAAACTAAAAGAACATGCGGCGGAAGGCAAACCGTTTGCACAAAAATGGCTTGATTATGGAGTCAAGCGTTCAACTACTAAAAGAAGTATTATGACTATCTGTTATGGAAGTACCAGATATTCTTGTACTGACTTTGTTGTTGAAGATATAACTAAACGTAAAGACAAAGGCGAGATGCACCCTTTTATTGATGACATGTTTAAACCTGCTTCCTATCTAGCAAGTATTATATGGGACAGTATTGGTGACAACTTAAAATCAGCAAGAGTTGGTATGAAGTTCTTACAAGACATAGCTCGTATTGTTTCTAAGTTACAGTTACCTATACACTGGGTTACGCCAGTTGGTTTTCCAGTGTATCAAAGTTACCCTGAGATGAAGTCTAAAAGAGTTAAGGCTATGCTTATGGGTGAAGTAATAAAACCACGTATCAACACAGAAAAAGATACGACTGACAAATTGCGAATGAGTAATGGAGTAGCACCTAATTTGGTTCACTCTGTAGACTCTGCCGCAATGATAGAGACAGTCAACATTGCATTAGATAATGGTATTAATAATTTTTGTAATGTGCATGACTCGTTTGGAACAACTGCGGCTGACGTAGAGCAGTTAAACGTAAGTCTAAGGGAAGCGTTTATTAAGATGTTTACTGATAATGATATATTAGAAAACTTCAGAAATGATGTAATAAAACAGCTACCTGATGACTTTGATGTAAGTAAGTTACCTGAAGTTCCGCAAAAAGGTGACTTAGATATTAACGAATTGCGGAAAAGTAGGTTCTTCTTTGCATAGGCAAAGTAAAGTACCCATAGTAGACAATACAAAGTAGACATATATGTCAAAAAACAATAATACAAGGATTGTAACACCTATTGGCGTTAGTCAATATGCGTGGCTTACAACTCCTGATACACAATTTGATGCAGATGGTCATTACAAGACTAATCTTATTGTGAAATCAGACGAGTCTCAGTCAGTTGTCAAAGCGATTGATGATGAGATGAAGAAAAGTGTTACTCTTGCTAAAGAGAAGACTAAAGGTAAAGAGCCTAAGATGGCTAATCTTCCTTACGAAGAAGAAGTTATTGAAGGCAAAGCTACTGGCAATCTTATCTTAAAGTTTAAGACAAAAGCTAAAATCATAACTAGAGATGGAAAAGTTATTCCAAATAAAGTAGCTATCTTTGATAGTTCAGGGAAACCTATGGTTGATGCTAACGTCTGGTCAGGTAGTGAGATGAAAGTATCAGCAGAGTTGATACCTTATTACACTGCTATGGCAGGTGCAGGAGTAAGCCTTAGATTAAGGGCAGTGCAAATAACTAAACTTGTAGAAGGCGGAGCAGGTAACTCAAAAGGTTATGGCTTTGACGAAGTTAAAGATGGTTATGTTGCACCAGAAGATAAGACATTTGAAAATGAAGTACAACAATCGCAAAACGCTGACTTCTAATCAAGTAGGTCTTAAATATGGTTTTAGGTCAGGCTTGGAGATAGCAATATCAGAAGAGCTTGACTTAAACAAAGTTAAGTATGAGTTTGAAAAGATAAAATTAAAATACACAGTACCAGAAAAAGTACACACTTATACGCCTGATTTTTATTTAAAAGAAAAAGATTTTTTTATAGAGACAAAAGGTTTGTTCACATCTCAAGACAGAAAAAAGATGAGATTTATAAAAGAACAACACCCAGATTTAGATATTAGATTTGTCTTTAGTAATAGTAGACAACGAATTAGTAAAAAAAGTAAAACAACATACGGAATGTGGTGTGAGAAATATGGTTTTAAATATGCTGACAAACATATTCCAATAGAATGGTTATGAGTAATTTGAGAACAGAAACAAAATATATAGTTATACATAGCAGTGACTCTTCACCAGAAGATAACTATGATGTAAAAGATATAGACACACAGCACCGTAAAAATGGATTGTTTTCTTGTGCGTTTCATAAAATTATTAAAAGAGATGGGACAGTGCAAGATGGCAGAGACATTAAAGTTGCAGGTGCACACATAGCAGATGGTACGCTAAAATTGTCTAATAAAAATTCTATAGGTATCTGCCTTGTCGGCGGAAAATCTATTGAAGGTCAGCCTGACTGCAATTTCACGTTCAGACAGTATACCGCTTTGGTAAAACTTATTGAAAAGCTGAAACAGGATTACAGTGAGGCGGACATTGTTGGTCACAGAGATGTGGCTGACTCCGTGTCTCCGCACTTTGATGTATCAGAGTGCGGAGATAGTTTGTTGGGGTGGCAGAGAAGCGAGAGTAGAAACTGTCACCCTTTTTAATATCAAAATAATTAGGTAAAAAATTTTATGCAAAAAACAGAG